TCTTCTAACATAATAAAATACCTCCAAATAATTTTCTTAAATTATAACACAAAAGAAAGGAAGGAAAAATGGAAGATTTATATTTTAAAAATCATGAAGCAAGAATAATATTCGGATTAGTGGTATTAAGCCAAAAAATGCAAATGGATTTTTTAGGAATTGACTACAACCACTATTCCAATAAAAAAATAGCTGAAATCTGGTACACAAATATCAAAGATGTTTTAGTAGTTAGTAAACATGAAATGAAAGATGTAGCATTAGAAAATTTAGAAAGACTTTATAAAGGAATGAAACATTAAAGGAGGATGAAAATGAAAATAACAAAGATAAATGATTTTTCTGTAAAAGGGATACCTTTAAAAAATATCTTATTAAAAGATGGAAAAGTACTTATAAAAAATAGGAGAGAATTATGCTAAGCAACAAGATTTTAGATAAATACTGGTCAAAGCCTGAACTTAAAGGATTGAGCTTAAAAAGAGCTCTAAAAATAATAGAAATACTAGAAATATGGGAGGGAGAAAATGATTGAATACATGGAAGTATCAAAAAAAGATGTAGTTAAATACAAAATCAAATGGTTAATCAACACTATATGGAAGTTTTATAACAAATATGTAGAGTTATACGATTTTGAAGATTTATTTTAAAAGGAGGATTTCTCAATGGTAGTAGAAGTAGATGATCATTATAGGTATATAAAAAGCTCGTTTAGAAACCATAAAATTTGTACTCTTATAGACGAAGATACAAATGAATTCTTTGGTTGGGTTGAATTATTAGAAAGTGACAATGTTAAAGGTGTAATTCCTTCTATTGATACAGAAATCAAAGTAAATCTTAAGCTAAAATTCATAATATTTAAAATGAAGGATAAAAAATATTACAATTATCCATTCTATGAAAATAAGTGTCAAGACATAGTTACTCAATTATGTACAAGAGTTAATTAAAGGAGGGAAAATGGCAAATTACAAAATAACAGTAGATGAAGCAGTAGCCTTATCTGATGGAGAGTTAAATAAAGATGATGTTTATAGTTTAATAAGAGCAAATGAAGTTCCTGGATGTATTTACAAAAAAAGAAATGAAGAAAATGAAAGAGGAGCTTACTTAATTATAAAAGCTCATTGGTTAAATTTTCTAAATGGAAAAAGTTATAAAAAAGAAAAAACATCTGCTACTCCCGACCAAAGTTGTACAGATGTTAACAAAAAACAGGGGTAGGTATTACTCTACCTACTCTTGATTTTACTACAAATAATAAAAAATATCAAGGGGGAATTATGCTAAAGGCAAAATTTATAGACAAAATACTGGAGGTTATGCAAGAAGAAGCAGACAGAATTTTTATAAGTAGAAGAGATGTTGATATCTACTATAAAAATCTTAAAGATGATGAAGGAAGTGCTGAAATCTCTAAATTTATCCAATCATTGAATTTAGATGAACAAGTTGGAGAGTACAGAATAAGAATAGATTATGAGTTTAAAAATATTGAAATTCATAAAGGTACTAAGTTTGTATGTTTAAGAGGTTTTGGAAAATATGGAGTAACAGGAATCTGGACGATAATTTTAGAAGAAATTGAAAAAGATAAGGTGAAAAATAATGATAAATAGATGGGAGGTATTGGAATGTTTGAGGGAATATCCCAACAAAACAAGGAAACAAATAGCTGAACATCTAAATGAAGATTATGAAGCTGTTAAAAAATGTATTTTAAGATTTAGAAAGAATGGTTGGATAAAAGAAGTTAATGGTTCTTGGGTTGTTCTTAAAACACAAGTCATAAATAAAAACGATGAAAAAATTGAAATAGTTAATGAAATGATAGATTCACTTTTAGAAGATTTTAAAAATAGTGTAAAAGTGAGTGAAAAAATAAGACTGGCAGAACTATTAATACAACTATTAAGTAAATTTTAGGAGGCAGGAATGTTTAAGATAGATGATAAATATTATGAATTGGTATTGGAGGATGAAGATATAGCTGTTTTACAGAATGTAAGTACGGGAGAACCTTTGACAATACCTATAAGAGAACTTTGGAATTATGCAATATAAAGGAGATCCATTAATGTTAGAAAAACAAGTAGAAAACAAAATAAAAAAATGGTTAGAACAAAATAATCACTGGTATTTTAAAGTACATGGTGGAGCTTTTCAAAAAACAGGAGTACCTGACATTATAGCTTGTGTAAAAGGAAAATTTGTAGCTATAGAAGTTAAAAGAAGTAATGGAGGGATTGTTTCAGAGTTACAAAAAGCTCAAATAAAAAAAATAAAAGCTAGTGGTGGTGTGGTTGGAGTAGCTCATAGTGTTGATGAATTCTTACAAATACTAAAGGAGGCTAAATTGCTATGATGCTGTATAAATATCAAAAAGATTTATTAGATAAAAGTCTTAAAAATTATATTTATCCACTAGGAACTGGGACAGGAAAGACAATATTATCAATACACCATTACTGGAAACACGCACAAGGTAAGAAATTATTGATAGTTGCACCTGCTCAAAAGGTGAGAGAGGGTGGCTGGGATAGAGAAATTAATAATTTCAATAAATACTATGGAACAAATATAAATTATGAAGTTATTAGTTATGGGTGATTAAAACATGTAATTGGAAATAAGGATACATATTTAATATTAGATGAATGTCATTACATTAAAAACTATAAGAAATCTCAAAGAAGTAAGTTAGCATTAAAACTATGCAAAGTTTGTTATGGTTATTGCTTATTATCTGCGACACCTGCTTCAAATGGTTATCAAGATTTAGGAAACTATATGGCTATATTTGGAATATATAAATCTGGATATAGTTATGAAAAAGCTAATGCAATAAAAAAATTAAACTATATGGAATTTAGTGAAATAGTTGGTTGGAAAAATACAAATTACATAGACAAATGTTGGAAAGCAATCAGTAGTGTTGCTTTAAATAAAAATGATTGTATAGATTTACCAGACTTGGTTTTTCAAAAAAAGTATTTTAATGCTGGTAATGACTACATAACAATTAAAAAAGATAGAGTACTTGGAAATGAAATATATGATAATTCACCAAAGTTAATTGCAGGGCTTAGACAGTATGCAGGATTTAATGAAAAATTAGAATATTTAAAAGAGTTTAGAGAATCAACTGATAGCAATATCTTAATATTCTATAACTTCAAAAAAGAAGCAGAAGCTATTAAACAATTAATAAATGTAGATTATGAAGTAAGTGGAGCAATAACAAATATTCCAAAGTTTGAAGATTTTAAAACTTTAAAGAATAAAACTACCATAGTACAAATTCAAGCAGGTGGAGCAGGAATAGAGCTTCAATACAATTCAGAAGTAATATTTTTTAGTCCTACCTGGTCCTATCAGGATTATGAACAAGCAATAGGTAGAGCATACAGAATAGGACAAGAAAATAAAGTAACAGTATATAAATATATAGGATTAGAAACAATAGAAGAAAAGGTTTATACAAGGTTAGATGACAAAAAAGACTTTGTAGATAAATTATTAAGTTTAGAAGATTTAGGAGGAAATCAATGGAACAAGAAAAATTAATATCACATACTCCAGGAGAAAATGTGACAGAAAACAGAAATAAATATCTTGGTGGAAGTGATTTACCTGCATTATTTAATGTAAGTCCTTTCAAAGATTGTTTTACTCTCGCAAGAGAAAAAGCTGGAGTAATCTCTGCAGCATTTAAAGGAAATGAATACACAAGATATGGTCAATTGTTAGAACCACAAATAAGAGATTATATAAATAGTATTTATGAGCTTAAATTCAAAGAAAACACAAATATCAATGAAGATTTAAGACTTAGATCTAACTGTGATGGATTGGATAAAGATGCAGGATTACTATTAGAGATTAAAACCAATGCTGGAGACAAGACAACATATGAAAATGTATATGATTATGTTTTACAAATGCAAATGTATATGTTTCAGTTTGATGTTGAAAAAGGTTATTTGGTTCAATACAAAAGACCAGATAACTTTTGGAGTGGATTAAATTATGAAACTCAAAATACAGATGATTTCTTCAATCAAGAGTTTGACCCTCAAAGAATTTCTGTAATGGAAGTACAAAGAGATAATAATCTAATTGCAGAGATATTAAAAAAAGCAGATAGATTTTGGGACCAGGTTCAAATGTTAAAAGAAAATCCAAATATGTCAGAGCAAGAGTTTTATTTTGGAGATAGCTTAACAGAATACAATGACACAATTAATAAATTATCTTTACTTGAAAAAGAATTAGCTAGACTTGATGAAATGGAAAAGGAAGCTAAAAAACAAAGAGAAATCTTATATGGATTAATGGATAAAGTAGGAGTTAAATCAATAGTTACAGATAATTTATTAATTACAAAAGTAAACCCTACAACAAGTAAAACTATTGATTCAAAGAAATTAAAAGAAGAATTACCAGAAATAGCAGAAAAATATAGCAAAATTAGTAATAAAAAAGGTTATGTAAAAATTACTATTAGAGCAGAAAAAAATGTAATGGAACAAATTAAACAAGAAATAATTGATAAGTGCAATACAGAAAATATAGATAATAACAAAAAGTCAGCATTAGCTGCATTAGGATTATAAGGAGGAAATTATGATTAAATTACCAGTGAATGAACCAAAAGTGGCAGACATTACACCAAAGAGCTTTTTAATATGGGGCGAATCGATGTCAGGGAAAACATATTTAGCTAGAGAATTTGAAAGTCCATTAATAATTAATACAGATGGGAATGCAACAAAAGTAAGTACACCTTCTGTTGCAATTAAAAATTTTGCAGAATTTGCAGAAGTTATTCAAGCACTTGAAACTGAAAAACATACATATAAAACTGTGATAATAGATTTAATAGATGATATTGAAACAATGTTAAATATACATATATGTGAAATAGCAAAAGTAGAAGCCTTAGCAGATATTCCTTTTGGTAAAGGTTATGCAAAATTTAACGATACTTGGAAAAAACTTATGATAAAACTAACACAAATGAATATGAATGTAATATTTATATCTCATTCAATAGAAAAGTCTGAAAATAATGGACAAACAATGTATCAAGCTCCTAGCTTGGGACAAAAACCATTAAATGCTTGTATGGGTAGATGTGATTTCTCTATACAAACTAAGAAAATAGGAAGTAATTACATAAGAATATGCACAAGTAAAAGAGAGGCTTATAAAGAAGAAGACATAAAAGATAAAAAGGTACTAGCAATATTAAAGACAGTAAAAGGAGTTTTTGATATAAAGCCGGTGATTAAACAAGTAGCAACAACTAATAATATAAATAAAGATGGAGGTAACAAATAATGAGTATAGCAGATATCATGGCAGAATTAGAGGCACAAGATTGGAAAGCAGGAGATAAGGAAACAGACTTTTCTGTTCCAGATGGAGTTTATGAAGGAGTTATAGAAGGACTTGAATACAAGGAAAATGAAAAAGGTACTCAATGGTTTTCATTTACAGTAAATCTAATAGCAGAAAATAAAAAATATTTCGCTAACGTTTATTTAAGTGGAAAAATGGCTATTCATAATTTAAAGAAATTTACTAATATTATTT